AGCATCTTTTTCTACACCACCTGTTGCTTGATATCCATAAAAGTATTCGTAGTAAGCTAATTTTCTAGCTGCAATGTCTGGAGTGTTAACACCAACTGCCTTTTTGGCTGCATAAAAATATCCAGGATGCTCGTTTGCATTAACACCCTTAACTCTATCTTTAATGTAAATTGCTGCAACTAAAGCAGAAACATTAATGTCTGAATCTAATGAGTCTGGATTGTTTACAATATCAAGCGATAGACCCATCTCATTAGCAAGTTTCTGATAACGCTCATAGTTTGCACGACCAGTTAGCTGAATAAATCCACGACCGTAATATTTTCCACCATCTTCGTCAGTTTTGTTTCCTAAGAAATTTTTACCACGTTTAGTTGGTCCGTATGCCCATGAGAAAAATTCTTTTCTGGAAATACCTTTCTTTTGCGCGAGAGAGTATTTTTGAATATCTTCTGGCGTAGCAAAAGAATAAACAATTTTCATTCGCTCTGGAGAATAGTTGTATGCTTCTAACTGTGGTATCCAAGTAGATTCACCACCAGCAATACCAAGCAAAGCACACTTCTGTTCTTTTGTAGTTAATCCGACTTTATCGCAAGCAGCGATTAACGCTTTAATACCTTCCGTTGACTTAGAAACATTTGAAGTAGATTTTGGTGGAGGAATTGATGGTATAGAATCATTAACTGCATTCTTTTTTATAGGAGAGAAATCAGAACTTCCTGTAGTTACTGGTGTTCCACTGCCAGAAAGAACAGGATTACCAGATCCATCTAACAAAATACCTTGTACTCTACTTTGATTAACTGCATTTAGGTTAGATGGCGCATCACCAAATGTTATTATGTTTTCTACATAATTAGTAACAGGTTTGCTAATAGTTATCTGTGTTCTATTGTTCACAGATACTATTGTAGTACCTTCAGGAATGCCATATCCATAAACGTACATGTTGGCTTTTAGACTAGAAGTAAAATTAGTTACTTCTTCATCTGGATCATAAAAAGTTAAAACAGTTCCATTTGTTGGTCCAGGAACAGTTCTTAACTTTATGTCCTTTGTTCTTACTTTAGGTAATATACCGCTATCATCGTCTACGTCAACAGATCCAGGTGTTGATGGTATACCACCAACAGTACCAATCATAATTGGTTGTTGTAAATCTTCATCCGCAAATATAATAATAACAGAAGTTCCCTCGACTGGTCCAACAGGAGCCAATCCAATACCATTCATTGCAGCTGAAACAACAGGTTGCATTGGAACGGACCATGGTAGATCTTCAGTTGGTAACTGGGATTTGTCGTGAGTGTGCAATCCAACTACTCGGACTTGGCATCTACCGAGTCTAAGTGGGTCTTGTCTGTTCTCTACTACGCCATAATAAAAATTCATTATTTACCTTTATTCATATCCATTTGTGAAGATTCTTTAATAACTTCCATAACACACTCATGTTTTTCTCTGTCTATGTAATGGTTAATAGCAGCGATTAAATAAAATCCAGAAAACATTTTATCAGTTATATCTTTATCTTTTTTAGTGATAGGTTCCATTTTATTTAATACAATAGCTACTTTTTGTCCAACAGTATAATCTGTTCTTCCTGGTACAGTTATTTGTAGTTTATTTGCTTCGGCTAACTTAGTTAAGGACAATCTTTCTTGAATTGTTTTATAGTTACTAACATCGCCAAACCCGTTAAAATTACCATAATACTTGGGGAATTTTACTAACAATGAGTTAGATTTAAAAATTGCTTTATCAGAATTAACTGGAAATTTGTTTAAATGTTTCTGTTCGTTAAATCTTTGAAACATATTATAATTTTTAGTTGAATACTTCTTAGTAGTTACATCGTATGAAATTATTTTTGATGATAACATACCAGAAGAAATCCTATCCATATAATCAAATCCAACTGGAATACTAATTTCTTTTATTCTTTTATAATCTTCTGGTGTATTTCTAATATCATTACCATCAGGTAATTTATCTCTTACATATTTGTCATATGTGAATTCCTGATATGGTTGCGCTTCATATAAACTGTCCAAACTTATAAAATAAAATCCATCTCTGTTCTCAAAGAAAACATAATTTGGAGTTTTGTTTAAATTAGAAGCATTATCAACCAGATACAATATATTCTTAACTGGTGACCAAAAATTAGAAATATATTTTACGTTGTTTATAGTTGGTTCAATAAAAACTTGTTTATCGCTTTCTAATCCGATTGCGCTGTCTTTAATAAAACTTTCAACTAGATCTGAGACCTTATTTGCAAAAACTCTACTAATTTTTTTATTTAAATCTACAATGGCTTCTTTTGATATGAAATGTAACTGATAAACTACAGATCTATCACCAAGAATTTCTCGATTCGTCAATTTGTAAATATAAAAAGTTCCTTTTATATTTTTAGTTTTTTTCAGAGTTGGTGTTGATATACTTAATTCTAAAAATTCCTCACCAATAAATGGAAACAAATTCACTAAGTCTAATGTATCTTTAATGATTATACTACCACTCATAAATGGTGAAAATAAATCTTCGTAAACTTGTATATTAATAACCTGCGCTGCAATATCTTGAGTGAATCCGTTTAAGGTTACTATTTTAACCTTATCAATGCTGACATCGCCAGCAAACCTTAATTTAGAAACAGCTTTCATTATAAGATATCTTCAAAGTTTTTTATGATACTATTAATAATTTGTGGTGATATTATTTTAATTCTTCTTTTCTTTTCATTAAGAATTCTTTCGTGTTCAGCATTCGTAACAGGTATTGCCCCAGGAAAATTAGAGTTTACAACAAATCCTCTTTCATCTTCATAATAACGAATATCATTTGCAGTACTACCATATTTACTTTCAATATGTTTAACTAAAGCATATTCTTCTAATGGAAAGTCTGTTATATAATCATAACGATTATTGCATAACATAATAATCCAATGATATTCTGGGTTACCATAAATTTTTTCAGCTATAATTTCTGGAGTTTCACCATCAATTATATCGTACTCATCGTATAAGGTTATGTTTGATAATATTTCTTTACGAAAACGGACATTTCTGGTAATATCTTTAACAATAGAAGTTTTTGTTACGTTACCATATTTAAAATCATAAAGAAAATCTGGAAATTCGTTAAAATACATTATAGACCATCCTGCACTTTATCTTTGGTTAGAAGGGCAAGTTCACGGAAGTTCATAGTTACGTTTATTTGCGTAGGCATACCATTGGGGAATGTAGTAAATGTTCCATTTGGTGTATAGTTGACATTCATTTCTGTTAAAACACAAGATGTATGACGATGAATATTTAAATTCTCTACGCCATTTTGGTAATACATAATGTCAAATTCGGATGGATACAAATAAATGAAGTTATATTCATCTTTAAATTCTGGGTGCATATGATATTTAAATGTTTTAATAATTTCTAAAACATTTTTTGCCTCATCTGCGCTTCTTGGGAAAAATTGATAATCAAATTGAAATGTTCTAAAATCAACACCCTTAAATACTTGTTCTTTCTTTGGGTTGGCAGCTAACCCTAAAGCAGCACCTGCTACAGCACCTCCAGGTGCTTTATTTAAAGCGATGTTAGCAATAATAGAAGCCCCAACACCTTTTACGTCACTATCCTTACCTTGGCTGTCTAAGGCTTTCATAATTTCATCAATACCAGCGCCAGCCATGGAAAGAACAGCCGCATCTTCTTCAGACCATTGAGTTCCGTATCTAATTTGAAGCTGATTTGGTACATGCATGGCGATTGCTGTTTTTAATCTTTTCTGAGATCTAGTAGCATCTGGAGCTAAAGTGCCAGCAACAGCCAATCCAACAGTTGGTATGTTTGCTAAAGCAGCACCCTTTACAGCCCCACCAGGATTACCTAAAGCAATACTACCGCCAATTACACCAGCTAAAGTGTTAGAGGTTGCTGATGCTGCAATAAGTTTATTTTTGGATAAATTCTGTGCTATAAAATCGTTGCGATCTCTCGGAGGAAAATCATTAACAAACTCATTAGCAGGCAAAGTTTTAGCTAGTTTAGAATCTGTACCAATATTAATGTAGAAAACA